GGTTAAGCCCCAAAAGCCAAGCATCCCACCTAATACGGTCGAGTCGTTAGCAACCGCTAAACTGGCGGCTGTGCCAATTAAAGTCGTTGTCAGCGTAAAACTACCGTCAGCATAGGTCAGTGTCACCGCACTAGAACCAATCACGGTGTTAATGGCGGATTCAAGTTGCTGTGCAACATCGGCTAAAAGAAGTGACTTCGGAGAATTCCCAACCTGCAACGGTATAAGCTGTGCCATTGGCCGTTAAGGTTAAGTCTTCGATACCGAGTTCTTGCCAGTCAAAAGCTCAGTGGTTGCGGCATTGGCAGGCGACACTAATTGAGCAGGTGTGCCATTGGCGACTTGGGTGAGTGACACAATGTTGGTGAAGTGTGGCCAAACGACCATCGCTTCACGCGCACCAAAATTATTACGATAGGCAACAGCGGCTTCTTTGTTTTCTGCACCATCGGCATAAAAATAAGCAAAGGCACGTAGCTTTTGTGCGATGCTGATTAACTCATTGGCAACTGCCAAATTATCTAAGTAGGGCGCACCTAAAATTCGCGGTTTAACGCCTAGTTGTGACTGTGCGCTTAACAAGGCTTTAAGCCCAGTTTTTTGACCGTTGGGCAATACTGTCCCCACTACGTTGGCTGTGGTGACAGCAGGGGTAGAGCCTTCTGCGACACGCACAATTACCATTATGGGTTTGGTATTTGCTTCGATGGCATTTAAGACTTTTAGCAATGTGCCTTGTGTTCCTGCTTTGGCAATGGCTTTATAAATGTCGGTAACTAAGACAGGCCGATTTAAAGGGAAAAAATCAGGGTCAGCATCGGCAGCAATAGCCACAAAGCCAATGATAGCCGTGCTAATGGTGCGAATAGTGCGTGTGCCTTCGTTAATTTCGATAACGCGAACACCGTGATGATATTGGTCAGGCATGAGTTATGCTCCTGTGTGAAAAATAGGAATTAAAAGCCAAGGGCAAACCATAAAAAATTTAAATCTGCGGCATGAAAAACATCGTCAACTTCGGCTTCTATTCCTGATGAATAAGTGAATCCCGATAGGTCATAAGTTTTAACGTGCGTGACAGCGGCATTAGCCTCGGTTATGTTTTGGTCATAAATAGGTGTGACACCTATGTATAAAGTTTTCGTTGAGAATGCTTCTGGAAATGTGATTGAACCTGCATCGGGCGCACCTGAAACACGCCGCCCAAATTGAAATTTGATGCCACCTATTGCTTCTGGAAACTTGTAATAACCATCGCCCCAAATATTAGGACCCATCGATGTGTAATCGGATATCTGAGTGATAGTATTTTGGGCTTGACCTAACGCAGTTGAAATAAAACTTAATGCGATAGAGAGAGATAGGTCACCGTTTTCTCTAGCGATGATTTCGTCAGCTAACTCTGTTTTAAGTGCATAACGGTTATCGCCTTCGTCTTGGGTCAAGGTAATAACGTGTGGGTCTAAAATGATGCTGATGATGTCCGTATGTGAGGCCATCACATGAAGCTTAATCGTTAGCTCGCCGCCTGCACCTTGCGTGATTTGTGGTTTAAAAGTGCGAGGGTAGTTGGCTAAATAAATAAGTTCGCCTTCGGTATCAAAAATGCCAATTTCATTTACGTCAAAACCACCAATATTGGCAGGGATACGGGCTTTAATAATGTAGACGTTAGGGTTTTGGGTATCTTGAACAACAAATTGCACCGCTACGCGATAACGTTCGTTAACAAGGTTCGTTGCATTTACACGGCTAGTAGGTAAATAGGGAATACCATTGGCATCACCAAAGGCCATATGGCTTAGTGTTAAGGCTTGGTTGTTGTTGGCTGCGGCCGCTAATTTAGCCGCACCAAGTGTAGTTGGCAGGCTGTAATAGTCGCTCATAAAATCCCATCACACAAAATTTGCTATGTAATGGGATAGTGAAAGAGCAGTATAAAAAAATCACGCATTGGCAAGTTGCAAAGTGCGTTTACAACTTAGTGAGCGCGTGGCCAAATTTGTCCTGACATCGGCGGAGGATCTTGTGCTAAACGGTTAAAGGACACATAAAATACGCCCACTTTCTTGCTGTAAGTAAAAGGGTTTTGTGGATACCACTCATAGACTTCATAGCTCATGTATCACCTCACCATCTCATCAACATACCTGCAAACTGATTATTGCGTTGGTCGCACATGCCGCCCACAAACCCAACACCAATGTAATCATTACCGTCTAATAAGCTATTAACCACTACACCTGCAGCACAATCAACCAAAGCACCACCCAATGCTACACGTGGTATCCAATATAACCCATTTGGTGCTAAACAAGCGGCTGGGAAATACGGAGTCACTGTCCCATTTGCTAAAGATTGCCCACTCGTCAAGATTAATGGGGTTGGAAAAATACCCGCACCAGTTAATGTATTAGACGAACCTGCGGTATAAGCAATAAAAACATTTGCACCCCATTGCACAGATGCTAGATTATAAAGCTTATAAGCTATCCATAATCCATCACCGTTTGTTGAACCATCACTATTAACGGCTCTCTCAATAATCAAACAACCGCCTACTGTTGTGTTCAAAGGAACGCATAATGCCCATGCGAAATGACTATCTGAGCTACTTATATATGATGTTTGTGCAATAGAGTTTGAGAAGCTTGATGAACTGACGATAGTTGGGCCGAATAAAATTCCACTTAATACACCCGCCGCATCACACGCTTTTGCAATCGTTAGTCGTATAGACATTAGTGACGCATTGGATAATGCAGAACCATACTCAAATTTAAAAAAGAGTGGGTGTGTTGTTTGCGCTGCGTCATTAAAACGATAGACCTCAAATCCCATAAATGTGTTTGTCGCTGTCGGTTTTGCAACAGTGAGAAAATCTATATCATTTGAAGTAACAAAGCGTGTAAGCATCGCTCCAATCTGAGCTGATAGTGTGCTACCCCATGCTCTAAATTCGGCATCGGTTGATTGAATTGGTGCAATACTAAAAATACTGTTAGCCATGATTAAGCTCCTGTTTTGACGTGGTTTAGCGTCACGCTGATAGTTTGTGTTGCGCCACTTAAATTGGTAATGCTGTAGGGAATAGCGGCGGTATCGGCAAAGCCATCAACGACAGGAGATAGGTCAGCACTTAAAAATTCGCTGGTACTGATAAACTCAAAAAGTAAGCCGTGATCGCTTTCGGGATCTGTGCCAATAGGCCGCGTTAAATCGGCATCACGTTTTGCTGTCGATGTGTATAAACGCACACGACAAGGGTGGCTCGTGGTGATGTGTAAAAGCTGATAGCGTGAAGCAAGATTGACGGTATTTGTGGCAGTGGCATGACTGGCTAAAGCGGCGGCGGCAAAGGTTGCATCTTCAGCAACAAAAGCCGCTTTGACACGATAGTTTTTAAAATACAGATTTTCGTTACCTTCGATGAGCATATCACTTGAGCCAAGTGATACCTCTCCAATATCAACCCATGTAGAGTCATTTTCGTCCCAAATCGCCAAGCGTGCAGATGAGCCTGTTCCTGCGTCTAAGGTGGCGTAATCGCCAGCTTGTGCCGTAGGGTAAGAAACTTGCAGAGCAGGCAGTGATGGGTGAACACCTTTAAATTTAGTGTTAAATGCGCCATCAAGCAGACGTTTAACTACTAACGCTAAACGATTTAACTTTTGGGCAAGATTGCTCATGGGTTCACCGCCGATTGAATGGCATTATAGATAGAGCCATCTACCTCTAGTGCGTTAGTAATCGCTGTATTAGCTATGGTGTTAATCGCGGCATCGGTATACAAACGGCTTACTATGATGTTTTGTGCATCGTTATAAAACGTCACAAAGTCATCTGCTTTTAGTAACTTACTATCTACAATACTATTTTCAGTAGCAGCCATCACAAGGTAGGTTTTGCCATCTGCATCTTCGGGAATATTTACTCCCGTCAATTCTTGCATTACTGGTTGTGCTGTACCTGCAATATCAAAATCAACAGACACTGTACTTGCGATAACAAGTACAAAAGGTGCTAAAAAGTTGGCTTGACCATTACCTGACTCATTCATTAATAGCACATTATTTTGAGTGATATTAGTGACGCTAAACTGTAATGTAACCAAGTTGAGATCAATTAAAATCTCATCACCTGCCTGATTCACAAGACCCGTGGGTGTAATTTGTGGGGCAGTTTGTCCAAATTTCTGTACTTTTAAATCAGTACCAGCTTGTTTACCAATACCCATGAATGCAGTGGCTAAACTTGGGTTTAAAAAGTCATTAAATTCTGCGGTATTTGTTGGACTACCAAAGCCTATCGTGAAGCTATCACCAACATTAACCACACTTGGCCATAGAAACTTTATTTGTGCGCTAAAGTTATTTTGTTGTTTTATGTTCCGTGCATACGCATAGCTGCCGCCAGCGTTGATTGGTGTAAATATTGACGTATTAATCGTTGCATTTTGCAATTCATCAAACTCAGCAATTTGCATAATTAATGTTGGCGTAGCATCCCACGCACCACCAAATGCAAAGCCACCGCCATTATTAGTCGGTGGTGCTTCATCATTTAACATCGACAAAATAAATGGAATAGGTAGGTATTTTGAATACACAAGTACAGGGTCATGAACACCAACAAAGCGTACTAACTCACCAACCACGAGCGTGCGTCCAAAATAACTACCGTGTTCAGACACCAAAAAAATATCATCGGCTTCAGTGTTGGCAGGCAGTTGATTTGCAATGGTATTAGGATTCCATTCACCCTTATAAACACCGTCCTTAAAAAATAAAACGTCGGAATCTTCGGTTTTTGATTTTGCCGCAAGACTGGCGATGTGAGCAATTAACTGGGTACGACTAGGGCTATTATTCATTACGTTCTCCTAAGGCGCATAGCCTTGATAAAAAATCTCAGTTTCTTGACCACTCATGACTGCTCCACCCATAAATACCGTGCCATTGATATAAACATCAGCCTCTAACACATAATGACTGCGTAGATTTTTGGCGGCATTGACAAGGCGTATTAGCGTGGCGGCATCATTAACAGAGATGTCGAGTGGGATAG